AAGTAATTGAGCCGTATATCGATCAGTCCTATGCCGAACTCGCAGTCTATGTGAATGCGTTTGAACAAAAGATGCGGATGAAGCGTGAAGCGATTGCTAACAAAGGCATCTGGACTGGCAAGAAGCATTACATGCTGAATGTTTACAACAACGAAGGCGTCCAGTATAACGAGCCACAGTTGAAGATGGTTGGCATTGAAGCAGTCAAATCATCCACACCAGCAGCCTGTCGCGACAACATCAAAGATGCTATCAAGATTATCATGAACAAATCTGAACCAGAGTTGGTCAAGTTTGTGCAAGATTTTCGCGGTGAGTTCCGCAAGATGCGTTTCGATCAAGTAGCATCACCACGTGGTCTGAATGGTATGAATAAATACAAAAACAGCACCACCGGCTGGGAGAAGGGTACGCCTATTCATGTTCGCGGCGCGCTTGTCTATAATCAGATGATTGACAGGCATTCCCTACAGAAGAAGTTAGAGAAAATTCGTGACGGTGATAAGATCAAGTTTTGCTACCTGTTGACGCCTAATCCGTCGCGAGAAAATGTAATAAGCATTCCAGATACTTTACCAGAAGAGTTCTTCCTTGAAGACTACATTGATTATGAACTCCAATTTGAGAAAGTATTTGCTGGTCCTCTTCGGTCTATTACCGATGTGATCGGTTGGAATCTTGAAGAAAAAAGCACACTAGAAGGATTTTTTGGATGATAGACTTTGAGATAAACGACTTCGGCTTTAGTGCCGTATCAGAAGAAGAATTGGAATCGGTACAAAATGTCGAAACCATTCTACTTGAATATGACAAGAAAATTAATGCTTTACAGGATCGATTAGATGGTGTATACTCAGCTATAATACCTTTGCTAAAACATCTAAAAGACAACCCAGATAAAGATTATATCTATTGGCCAAATAGACTTGATAAAATATCTGAATTTGAAGAAAAATTACTTGGACTCTATAAAGGGAAATAATATGTCGTTAATGGACAAAATGATAAAAAACAGTACGATCAAGCTAACGTCTGCTATTGGAGACTCGAAGGTATTCGGTAAAAAAGAAATGGCGCAAACGTCTGTGCCGATGATTAACGTTGCTCTTTCAGGTCGTGTAGATGGCGGACTTGCTCCTGGTTTGCTGATGCTTGCTGGACCATCGAAACACTTCAAGTCCGCGTTTGCCTTGCTGATGGTTGCCGCTTATCAGAAAAAGTATCCAGAAGCAGTAGTTCTATTCTATGACTCCGAGTTTGGTACACCTCAAGCGTATTTCGAATCATTCGGCATCAACATGGAACAAGTGATCCATACACCGATTACCGATGTTGAACAATTGAAGTTTGACATTATGAAACAACTTGAAGGTATCGACAAGAAAGATCGCGTAGTTATCGTCATTGATTCGATTGGCAACTTGGCTTCAAAGAAAGAAGTTGAAGACGCAATGAATGAAAAATCTGTAGCGGACATGAGCCGCGCAAAGCAGATGAAATCATTGTTCCGTATGGTGACGCCTCACTTGAATCTCAAAGACATTCCTTTGATCGCAGTCAATCACACATACAAAGAAATCGGTCTGTATCCAAAAGATATCGTGTCAGGCGGAACTGGTGCTTACTATTCAGCAGACGCAATCTGGATCATCGGTCGTCAACAAGAGAAAGATGGCAACGAGATTGCTGGCTACAACTTCGTCATCAATATTGAGAAGTCGCGTCACGTCCGCGAGAAGTCGAAAATCCCGATTATGGTGACCTTCGAAGGCGGTATTATGAAGTGGTCGGGTTTGCTTGAAGTCGCAGAAAAAGGCAAGTTCATTCTTAAACCCAAAGTTGGATGGTATCAGCCAATTGATCCTGAGACTGGTGAAGTTCTTTCTGAAAAACTATTGCGCGCCAAGGATATCGTGAATAACGGCGAGTTTTGGAAGATGATGTTTGAAAAAACAGCGCTTGCAAATTACATCAAAATGCAGTATACTATGGGTACAAAGTCTTTGATGAATGAGGACGATCAGGTACAAGAATATAGCGATGATGAGGAAGATGAAGACGAATGATTGAGAAAACAATTTTATCTGGATTAATTTACAACGAAACATATATTCGCAAGGTCATACCATTTCTAAAGGATGAATATTTTGATAATCTGGATGAAAAACTTGTCTTTCAGAATATCAAGACATACATTGACAAATACAACGGGCTTCCCACAAAGGAAGCCCTGCGTATTGCAGTAGAAGAAAATGAGAAACTAAACGAAGACCGTTACAAGAGCGTCAATGTGGTCATTGATAATCTAGAATACGATACGAATACCGACATCGAATGGATTGTCGAAAAGACTGAAAAGTTTTGCCAAGACAAGGCACTGTATAACGCGGTGCGCGAATCTATTCTTGTCCTTGACAGCAAGAACTCCGAACTAGAACGCGGTTCTATTCCAGAACTTTTGACGAAGGCTTTGGGTGTTTCGTTTGACAGCAACATCGGACACGACTTCATTGAAGATGCCGAAAATCGTTTTGACTTCTATCATATGAAAGAGGAGAAAGTCAAGTTTGATCTTGAAATGTTCAATAAGATCACGAAGGGTGGACTGTCTAAGAAATCTTTGAGCATCGCCCTTGCTGGTACAGGTGTTGGTAAATCTCTATTCATGTGCCATTGCGCAGCGTCTAATATGATGTCTGGTTTGAATGTGCTGTATATCACAATGGAAATGGCAGAAGAACGTATTGCCGAACGCATTGACGCCAACTTGCTGGACTTTACTCTTGACGAATTGCGCGACATTCCAAGAGAAGCATACCAAAAGCGTCTTGCAAGAGTGAAATCGAAAACGAATGGTAAGTTGATTGTGAAAGAATATCCAACAGCGTCTGCTGGCTCTGGACATTTCAGACACCTATTGAATGAACTTCGTCTGAAAAAGAACTTTAGCCCAGATGTGATCTATATCGATTACCTCAACATTTGCATGAGTTCACGCCTGAAAGTCGGTGCAAATGTAAACTCCTACACTTACATCAAGGCTATCGCAGAAGAACTTCGTGGTCTTGCTGTAGAGTTTAATGTGCCGATCATGTCTGCAACCCAAACCACTCGCTCTGGTTTTGGTAACTCTGATGTTGGTCTTGAAGATACTTCTGAATCGTTTGGTCTGCCTGCGACTGCTGACTTTATGTTTGCACTTATCTCAAGTGAAGAACTCGAACAACTTGGTCAACTCATGGTGAAGCAGTTGAAGAATCGCTGGGGTTCGATTGACCACTACAAGCGTTTCACAGTAGGCATTGACCGATCTAAGATGAAACTGTTTGACGCAGAAGACTCCGCGCAAGATGGTATTATGGATGATCGACCTGTTATGGGCAATACCGAATTTGGTGGCAGACAGGAAGAAGAAGAGGCAACCGTGTTTAGACCACGTGGTCGTAAACCAAACTTTGAAGGATTGAATTGATGGCTTACATTTCAAGAAACAACCAGTTGATAGAGAACACAACTGGGCAAGTCGTATACAAATCTGAGGTTCAAGATGAATTGCGGTCGATGTGTAGAACACTCAATCTAGGCGGAGGGTTCAATGGGTTCACACCTTCGTTCTTTTGTTACGAGTATTCCATAATAAAAAAGTCGCCAGACGAACTGACGACTTCTTAGGTGTAAAGATGTGTGGTCAGGCGGAACCCCACCGGCATTCTTGATGCGACCCTGACTCTTCCTTGTGTGAACTCAAAACTCACTCTTGCCTCTTACGTTGCGACCGTATTTACACGCACCCACACGACTATTTAGTATTTTTGTAATTTCACTCTTGACAAATATTTCAAAATATGCTACATTTGTATCTAAATACACTTATAACAATGAGGGGACTATACTATGCAGAAGCCACAAAATCTAAAAGAGTTGATCCTAGAAGCAATCACTGAGGCGCGTATCATGGAATGTGCCCGTGATGTGTATGACGAAAACAACCTCTTGCTGACTGCCATGCGACTATCTGGTGCGCCCTATTCGTTTGTTCAAGAAACATTTGAAAAAATGTAAATATCACTTGACAATGCCAAACGAATCGTGTAGTCTTTAAGTGAATGACAGAAGGAG